CTGAACTCAAGTACACGAAATTGGGCAGCCCGGTCATGAGCTTCAGCGTCGCCGACTCGAAGTCCCGCAAGCTCGATAGCGGCGAGTGGGAAACCCTCGCCGAGCAGTGGCTCGAATGCACGATCTGGGGCAGCCTCGCCGAGTTCTACGACGGCAAGCTCACCAAGGGATCACGCGTCACTGTCTACGGCGACTTCATGTCCCGCAAGTACGAAGCGAAGGACGGATCAACGGGCACCAGCCTGGACGTCAACGTGAAGGGTGTTGACATCATGCCTTCGAAGAAGGGTAATCAGCAGCAAGGTGGCGGCTTTGGCGGCAACAAGCCCGCCGTAGCGCAGGAGGACCCGTGGGCGACTCCCGGCGTGTCCAACTCCGGTAGCTGGGGATCCGGCCCCGACTCTGAGCCGCCGTTCTAGCCCACTCGCACCAAAACACCCACCCCCAAGCCGCGCACTCCGCGGCTTTTTTAGTGCCCGCGGCAGGATCTTGCCGATTCTGCCGCGGACACCCCCACAAACCACCCACACAACCCCGAACCGGCAACGACCCGCCGGTAAGTGAGGACATCATGACCCACGCCCAGACCATCCAGGAACGCGACAACGTTGCCGTCGTCGTCTACACCACCAGCCCATGCTTCGGATGCGTGAAGACCAAAGAAAAGCTTGACGAGAACGGGATCGAATACACCGCCGTCGACGTCAAGTCTGACGAGGCAGCGTTCCTGTACGTCACGGAAACACTCAACTACCGGCAGATGCCCGTCGTCGTCGCATCCACCCCGGCCGGTGAGGTTGTTTGGTCCGGCTTGCAGCCCGCCATGATCCGCGAACACATCACGCATAGGAGCGCCGCCGCGTGAGCACCGACCGCACGGACTTCGCCCGCCTGAACGCTGAGGGCTGGACTATCCCGCAACTCGCCGAACACTTCAACATCGCGCCCAGGTCCGTAACCCGATTGCGCACGAAACTTGGCGTCCACGGGCGCCGGCTAGACCTCACACCCGACCGTCTCGCAACCATCGCCGACATGCTCGCTGAGGGCATGTCACAACGCGAAATCAGCCGCACAACCGGCGTCAACCGCGAAACCATCCGCGCCCACTTCCCCGGATCCGGCTGGAACCTCAGCGAATCGAAGACGTTCGGGAATCAGGCATGGAAGTTGTGGCAACAGGTTGACAAAGCCAACTATGCGAGGAGTGCGGGATGACATCAGATCCGTGCTGCATCCTCTGCCGGCATCCATCAGGCATCTGCCTCTCGAAGCACTCATGCCAGCATCACGTCATCGCGCAAGCACAAGACGACGCCAACCACGCGGCACGACAAACAGTGCGCAGACCAACAGAAGACCGAGCCATCAAAAACGTGATGCGCGAACAACGAAAGGGCAGGAGGAGAACGTGACCAAAGACCGGCGCCTATACGCAAAGTTCGACATCGGCATGGACGAGCACGCCAAGATCATGTTGCTGTCAGACGCCGCGTTTCGGGCCTTGTTTGAATCGACCCTCTACGCACGCAGGCAGCTCACCGATGGGTTCCTGGATGGGCGCATTGTGGCCCGCAAGTGGAGCGCTGACGCTGTTGCAGAGCTGACATCCAATGACCCCGAGCGGCCGTCATGGATCAAAGTTGACGGCGGCTACCAGATCCACGACTTCGCGGAACACCAGACAACAACCGCGGATATCGAGGCTAAACGGGAAGCTGGGCGCAAGGGTGGCCTAGCAAAAGCAAAGCAACCCGCAAGCAAAACGGAAGCACCTGCTACCGAAGTGCTAGAGCAGAACGTAAGCAACTCCCTAGCTAAGACAGAGACAGAGACAGAGACAGAGACACTAAAGAGTGTGTCGCGGGCTGGGCGAAAAACCCCCCTCCCCGCATCATGGGCCCCGAACGAAGCGCACACACAATACGCCGGGGATGAGGGAATCAACCTTGCATTCCAGGCTGAGCGTTTCCGAACCCACGCCGAAGCCAATGATCGCCGCATCGTGAATTGGGATGCGGCCTTCAAAAACTGGCTCTTGAAAGCAGAACGAACAGCAACCAAACCGACCGCCGCTAGCCCCTGGAGTAAGGACTTCTACAAATGAGCGCTACGCCGAAATTACTCGATCTATTCTCTTGCGCCGGAGGGGCCGGGTGGGGATATAGCACCGCCGGTTTCTACGTTTACGCAGTAGACATCGAGCCCCAGCCGCGCAACCCGTTCCCGTTTCACCAGGGCGACGCCGTTTCCGTTCTTGCACGCTTGCTCAACGGCGGCTCTGTTCGTTTCACGCGGAAGGACGGCACGCATGAGGACCTGACCCTTGGTGACTTCGACGGCATACATGCCTCCCCTCCGTGCCAAGCGTTTAGCGCCATGAAGCACATGCCCGATGCGAAGGAACACCCGGAGCTTATCGAGCCTATCCGCGACTTACTCCAGAAGGTCGATGTGCCTTGGGTGATTGAGAACGTTGTCGGGGCCCCGCTGGAAGGGGCCATTGTTTTGTGCGGAACAATGTTTGGGCTTGGTGCGGCAGGGTTCGCGCTTCAGCGTCACCGCCAGTTTGAAACGAACTTTGATATTGAAGCGCCCGGAGTGTGCGACCACTCGAAGCCGACCATCGGCATCTATGGCGGTCATGTCCGCTGCCGGTCTAGTAAGTTCTGGCGCAACACGGGGGCCGACTTTCCCGGTTATGACAAACGAGCGCTAGCCGTCGAAGCAATGGGCGGGACGCACTGGATGACCATGAACCAGATGTCAGAAGCAATCCCGCCAGCCTACGCCCACTACGTCGGGAAGCACATGTGCCAAGTTGCCAGAATGGAGTGCGCATGACCGAAACCCCATCGCATGACGCAGTAGCCGAGCAATCAGTCCTCGGCGCGATGCTGCTTAGCCGTGACGCCATCGCGGACATCGCGGACATCCTGACCGGCGGCGACTTCTACCAGCCTGCGCACGAAACGATCTACCGGACGATCTTGGAGGTTCACGGCGCGGGTAAGCCGGTGGACGCGATCACGATCAACGACACGCTATCCAAGGCCGGGGAGATCGCACTTGCCGGCGGGCCGTCATACACGCACCAGCTCGCCCTCACCGTCCCGTCAGCCAGTGCGGGCGCCTACTATGCGGAGATAGTCGCCAACGCCGCCACAAGGCGCAGGTTGCTCGCTGCGGGCCGCAAAATCCAGGACCTAGCAACCGGAGCCGGGGACGTTGACGAACTCGTAGAAGCGTCACGCAGGGAAGTTGACCAGACCTCACGCGCAACCGGCTCAGTCGTCCAATCATTCGGCGAAACCATCGACACCATGCTCGGGACGCTGGACGAGGAAATCAACCACCGCCCAACACCTTGGGACGCACTCAACCAGGTCATCGGCGGATTGCGGCCCGGTGCGCTATACGTTGTCGCGGCCCGTCCCAGCGTGGGCAAAAGTGTTGTCGCGCTGAACCTCGCGCAGGGTTTGGCGGCGCACGGTTCGGTTGCGTTCTCGTCGCTCGAAATGAGCAACAATGACGTGCAAATCCGCGCCGTCTCAGCTGACCTCAACCTCGACGTCGGGCGGCTCATCGAACGGAACCTGACCCCGGGCGACTGGGCAAAGATCCGCGACCGCCGCGCCTCATGGTCCGACGTGCCGCTATTCGTTGATGACCGATCCGGCGCCACAATCACCGACATCAAACGGTTTGCCCGCAGCGTCAACCGCCGCAAGCCACTCGCCGGCATCGTCGTTGACTACTTGCAACTCCTGTCTCAGCAGCCAGGAGACAAGCGGCCCCGACACGAATTCGTAGCCGACATGTCCCGGCAGTTGAAGATCCTCGCCATGGACATGCAAATCCCCGTCATCGCACTCTCGCAGCTCAACCGCGGATCCACCCAGCGCGAAGACAAAATGCCGCAGATCAGCGACATGCGCGAATCCGGCGCCATCGAACAAGACGCCGACGTTGTGATCTTGCTGCACCGCGAAATCATGGGCGACAACCGCAACGACCTAGCAATGCTGGTTGCCAAAAATCGGCACGGCGCAACAGGGCTCGCGGAAATGAGCTTCTGGGGGCACTACTCGAAAGTCCTAGACCAAGGCGTCACACCACAAGCCGCAGCCCGAGCGAGGGCCGCATGAGCCACAACCACACACACGAAGCCCCGGCAAGCGCTGGGGCTTCACTCATCTCTAGGGGAATTATGACTACCGCACACATCAAAGCGCTGGACCTCTTCGCCGGCACCGGCTGGGGAGTCGCCTGCCAGCGGCTCGGCATCAAAGAGGCTGGCGTCGAAATCATGCCGGAAGCCGTTGCCACCCGCGAGGCAAACGGCATGGAAACCATCTACCGCGACGTGTGGGACGGGCTCGCACTCACCGAGGAGCAGCACCGCGAGCAGTACGGGTCCTACGGACTGCTGATCGCTTCCCCGCCGTGCCAGACGTTCAGCCTGGCAGGCAAGGGCGCTGGACGTGCTGCTCTTGATGAAGTTCTCGAAGCGATCCAGCTCCACGCCTACAAGGACGCCGACGCGCTCCGGGCATTCGGCGAAGCTCACGACATGCGTACCGCGCTCGTGCTGTCCCCGCTCGCCTACGTGTGGCGCGACCGTCCGCGACTCGTGGCAATGGAGCAGGTTCCGACCGTTCTGCCGGTTTGGGAAGCATGCGCCGAGGTCATGCGCGAATGGGGTTACGAGGTCAAGGTGGAAGTCCTCAATGCCGAGCAGTACGGCGTACCGCAGACACGCAAGCGCGCCATTCTGGTTGCCCGCCGGGGCGGACCAGTCAGCCTTCCGACGCCGACGCACTCCCGCTACTACTCGCGGACCCCGGAAAAGCTCGACCCGGGCGTGCAGAAGTGGGTCAGCATGGCCGAAGCCCTCGGGTGGCGTGGAATGACGACCCGACCGTCACCGACCGTCACCGGAGGCGGAACCGAAGCCGGCGGGGCGGGACCTATCGCTAAGTACCACGAGCGCTACACCGGCTCGCCTGGCTGGGTTGGATCAACTGACCGGCTCACGACCGAAGAAGCCGCCGCCTTGCAGTCCTACCCGACCGTGTTTCGCAACGGCAACCAGGCGCACGCATCCAAGCGCACACCAAACCAGCCGGCGCCAACCATCATGTTCGGCGCCCGCTCCAACAAGGTCGAGTGGATGGACTCTGAACTCGCCGCCGACCCGGCGGCGTCCGGGACCCGCGTCACCGTTACGGAAGCGTCCACCCTGCAGTCCTACGAGCGCCCGTTCATCTGGTGCGGGACGAAGACGAAGCAGTTCCTACAGATCGGCAACGCTGTGCCGCCGCTACTCGCCGAACACATCCTCGCAGCGCTCGTCGGCATCCACACAAGCCAGGAGCCCGCATGACCAAGTTCAAACCGGGCGACCACGTCCGCGTCATCGTTAGCCCGTGCCGCTGGTTCGATCAGATTGGGACCATAGCCGAGGCATGGGAGCGCGAGTTCACCGTCGCTGGACTCGCGCCGGTAACACTCTGGTTTAGGCCGGAAGAACTCACCCTCGCCGAGCCTAGTCACCAGGCGCCCGCATGACCCGCACGAGAGCATCGGCGAAGAAGGCGGGGACGTCGTTTGAGACCCGCAGCGTCCGTGTCGTTGCGCACGGTGCACCGGCAGCGCAGGGCAGCAAGAAGGCGTTCATCCGCGGCAAGAAGGTTGCCCTTGTGGAGATGTCCGAGAAGCTGCCTGGTTGGCGTGCTGCGGTTGAGGCGGCGGCTCGTCTCGCCGCCGGTCCGGGCTGGGAACCTATCGACGCCGCCGTGAGCATCAGCGGTGAGATCCGTTTACCGAAGCCGCGAACCACCAAGTACCCGGACTATCCAGCCGGCGCCCCGGATCTTGACAAGCTCCAACGCGCCATCGGGGACGCGCTTACCAAGTCCCGCGTCATAGCCGATGACGCGCGCATCGTTCATTGGGACGTGCGGAAAGTTTGGGCCGAAGAACTACCCGGAATGGACATCACAATTG